ATGTTCATCAATTATTACATCAATCATTTCAATCTTTGTAGATTCTACAGGTATTATTTGGTATTTATTATTTGTTAGAAATAAATCTTGACCTCTCATATTACCAAGATTAATATACTGCCACAATTTTACTCTTGTAAGCTTTCCTCTTCTTACTTTATAAATGTGATAAACCATATTGGGAATGGGGTAAATACCTTTTGATAGTATAGGTTGTAGTGCTTCTATATCTGCATTAGTAGGCTCAAGAGCAACAACACCAACATCAATTTTATCTGCTACAGCTTTTGCTCCTCTTAAAACATTTTGGTCAGCATCTTTTATGTTTTTATATTCTCCGTTGGTTTGTGTTGAACTATCAATATGCACATTTAGTTTATTACACATTGCTTTTAGTCTATCTGAAAACATTAATAATACTTGGTCTTCTCTTAATTTCATTCCTCTTGATACACTTGCAATTTCTGCTATGAGTTTTAAAGAAGTATGTAAGTAATCAAATAAAACATATTGAACTTTATGATCAATCTGATAACGTCTTATAACAGTTTCTATATCTTCAATATTAAAATCTGATAGATATTCAATCCACAAAGGAGATTGTTCAATAAATTCTATTGCTTGATCTACTCGATTTTCTTCATCTTCCTCTTCTCCGATATATTTACCATCTAATATTTTATCTTCATTTACTCCACTTACATATGCCATAAACATTGTTTGAATTTCTTCAATCTCAAGTTCAGTGGTGATATAAAGGGTAGGCTCTGAAACACCTCTATACATCCATTTTTTATCTTTTAGATTCCAAATATAAGGAACAGCATAACTACAAGCATCAGCAGCAGCCAATCTTGATTTCCCTATACCAGTTGGTGCAGACCTTAAATAGAATTTTTTTAATCTTGCTCCTCGAACAATAGTGTTCATTATATTACTTGCCATTGGAATACCAATATCCGGTGCCTCTTTACATCTTTCTTTTAATTCTCTTAATCCTTTACCTGCTTTTTGTCCTTGATTATTTATATTAGTTAAATGTTTATTTTTAATTTCAATGATTTTTTTCTCAACTATATTAAATATATCTTGAACAGAAAGTAAGTCGAACTGTGCTTGCATTCTCTCTTGTTCTTTTGGTTCAACTAATGTTTCATCATAGATGGTTTTAATATCAATTCCTTTGTCAAACAACGCTCGAAGTAAACTAAATTTTTTAACTCGTTGGTAATTGTAATCAAAGTTATCTAAACTACTATTAGATTGACATTCGATAATATAATCCATCCCATTGTTTTCATTAAATATTTTATACTGAAGTTCATAAGGAGATAAATAATTATCAATTGCAATGTAATCTATTGTTTTAACTCCTTGTAAATATAAGTTATGTATTGATGCAAATATCATTTTATGAAATATTTCTTCAAAATCATCTCTATCTAAATTATACTTACTATCACTTAATAATTCTGGCTTTTGTAATAAACATCCTAGCACTTGGAGATAACTTCTTTTGTCAGATAAACTCAAATGTTTATCACCTCAATTCATCTATATCTATTAGTTTATCTTTTATAGTATCTATTGGTTTTTTTATTTTTACTATTTTTTCAATTACTATGTTTTCCATATTCATATTTTCTAATTGCTTATGTATTGATTTTTTCGTCTTCTCGTAATCTTGTGCTTCTTCATAAATATAGGGGATAATTCCTACACAATCAGATACTATAGGATTATCTTGGGTTTCATAAAAATACTTTAAAGCAATAAACATACCCTCATAACTAAATTTATAATTAGTATAATAGTCTTTAAGTAATTTATATATTTTGACATTTAATTGTTTAGTATTTAATAATTTCTTTAAATATGTAATTACTTTTTCTTTAGCCAATATATCTTTATCAGATATTTCAGATTCAAGGGCAGTATGAGTATTTTTTTGAATATCTTTTTTTACATTCTCAATTTTTTGTTTTTCTTTTTTTTTCTTAATTTTCTCCTTAGAAGTTTTTTTAGAAAAAGTATTAAAACATTTTTCATGATAATATTTACCCTTATACTCAAAACTTTCTTCTTTGGAAACTGTTTCTTTACACAATGGACATATCCTTGGTCTTCCTGCCATTAAATCACTCCATAATATATACAATAAGGCAGACAATAAAAATATCTGCCCTATTAATATATTGTTTTTACAGTCTTATAGTCCTAGTTCTTGTATTTTATCTGCTAGATCATCATAAATTACTGTCATTACCTCAATCTGCATCTTAGTACATTCACTAACCTTTTTACCTTTTCCAAGATGCTTTTCAACAAGTTCCACTAGAAGATCAGATTTATTTGCATCTATTAACTTCCCACCTGCTTCTCCTATATTCTCCATAAGTTCTTCATAACTAATTTTTTGAGATTCAAATATTGTCTTTTGCTCCTGGAATGTTACGGCTTTTACCCCTTCTACTTCTTCCTGAGTTTCAATTGCTTTAATAATTACTTCTTCAAGCTTTTCTGCGGTAAAGTTTTCTATCTTTGTTTCAATATAATCAAATCTACTACGTGCAAAAAATTTATCTGTTTGAGCTAAATAACCAGATGAATTTATTACTTTTCCATCTTCATCTACTCCATTTGATTCAAGATATACAACAATATCACAGTTATCAATAATTGGTTCTAATGCTCTTTTATCTCCCTTCGGAAGAATAAATCCATCTTTATTTTCGGTTTTATGTGCTATAAATACTACCGTATATCCTGCACCAGTTAATTTATTAATTTCTTCCCAATACTCAGTTTCATATTCTTTCCACAATCCAAAACCGTCATTACCATCTTTCAAACGAGATACCCCATATAAACTATTTATATATCTCTGACAATATTTAGCTGAAGCTTCAACTTCATCAAAAATTATTGTGCTATATATCTCTTTAGCTTTTCCTACTGTACCTAAACTAGTTAATTGCTTATTAACCTTTTTAAAATCTGCCCAAGTGTTAATAGGTACAAAGGACACACCTGAAATTGCATTAACTCCTTTTTCAAATGGAAGATAAAAAGGCTTCTTCATTCTTGTCGATTGCTTTGTTTTCCCTAAGTTGTTGCCTCCATAAATCATAATTCTCTTACCTTCAAGTCCCTTGGCAACAACAGAAACTTGGGGATTAAAAATGTCGAACATACAATCTCCTTTCAATTTTTCAATTTGAAGAGTAGATATAATTAATATCTACTCTCTTTTTATTTTTCATATTTGTCAATACAATTAAAACGGTAAAGTTTTTCCACTCTTAGGAGTAGATGAAGCAGTTTTCCCTCCTGCGTTTCCTTTGGTATCTTTCTTATTCTTTAATTCTGCCAGCATTTCTTCTCTAACAGTCATAGCATTTTTAATAGTATCTATTGAAAATACATTAGGATTATCCTCAAGATAGGGTTCACTACCACCAGTAACAATCAATTCTCTGGTAGTAAGAGTTTTAATAACTTCTTTAGGTTTTCCAATAGCTACAGGTACAAGAGTTTTAATTGTACTGATTGCTATATTTACATCACCATAAAGTTTAACTGACTGTCCTGGTTCATACAAAGATTCAATTCCTTGAGCTATTTCTTGATCTTTCACAATAAACTCCATAGGAACAATCTTACCATTATAAACAGGCACAAGACCACTAATTACTTTATTACCTGTTACATCTCCATTAGAATCTACTTCATCATTCATCTTGTGAATAAATATTTCAATAGCAAATTCTGCTCTAGGATTGAATTCTTCTCCAACTTTCAATCGGTTAATAAAGTTCGTCTGAACCTTAACATCAGACTTCAAAACATCTGCTCCGTTGTAATAATCATTAACAGTAAGTTTTGCCCCTGTGATTCTTACCTTATCTGCTTCTTCTTTTCCTACTTTAGCAATGGACTTATATTCGTTCATTACAGTAGAGAGTCCTTTGAATATTGAGTTTTCGTCAGTAGTACCCTTCTTAAATTTATTAGCAAAAACATCTACTGTGCAAATAGCAGTTTCACCAATCTCAATTACAAGATTACCAGTAATAGCTTCTTTGCCTTGAATGTCTTTAACCTCTAAATTAATCTCCGATACAATACCCTCAACAATTACGTTATTTTCTGCTTCACGCAACATAGTATTAGCTTCTGTCATATGTAATATATTCCTCCTATTATTATT